AATTCATTTACACTTAGTCTTGCAGGTACGTCATCTGCTTTTTCTTGTTTACCTATTGGTACAAATCCACCTTCAGCTCTATAATCTTTTTCCATACCACCAAGGTTCATGAGCCCACCTTCGGCTCTCGCTATTCTTCCACCGTTAGCATACAAACCATAGTTTGGATAAGGTGTATTAGGTACTAAGTTTAACATGTTGTTATATTTTTTATCTATTGCGGCTAGTTTAACAGGATCTCCATCAGCTTCTGTTACGGCAGCATCTATATTTGCTCTCATTTCAGCCGGTGTAGATTCTTCTCCTGTTAGTGGATCAATTAAACTACCACCTCTGTCACCCATACCAATGTCTTCGTTTGGTTTACCTTCACCAAATACATAAGGTGCTATTGTAGATAAACCAGCTAGTTTACTAAAATTTAATGTCTTGTCGGCATTAAATAAAAGAGGGTTTGATTTACTAAAAAAACTACCTTCACCAAACAGTTTAGCACCACCAAAACCTTTGGATTTAAATGCCTCTGTAAAAGGCATTCTTCCACCACCACCATAATACATTCCAGCAGCCATAATTGCATACCTACCTAAGTCACTTTTTAAAACTTTTCCTGCTGCTTTAGCTACACCACCAAATACATCTCCAATAGCATCACCAATACCACCTAGAAAAAATCCTTTTCTTCCTGTAGCAACATCCATAATACCACCAGAAGCTCTTGGCACTCTGCCACCTTGATTAAATACATAAGATCCTCGTGTTACATCGGCTGCACCATAAAGATTGTCACCAAATCTGTAACCATCATCTTCATCATCACCGTCACCGTCACCATCATCGTCACCGGGCATGTCATCTGGAACACCATAACCTGGATTATCATTATCTCTTCCACCAGTTGTTAAACCCATGTCTTGAATAAGTTTACTTTTATGTTGCTCCCAATTTCCATGTACGGCAGAATCCCACCAATCAGGTTTGGATTGAGAATAAAAATTTCCCAAGTTTCCACGCATAAACATACCGGGGTTTGGTCTAACACCTCTGTTTGGATCTCCAACTAACATGTAATTAGAAAAATCTAAACTTCCTTTAGGTTTAAATGCTCTCATCATTTCAAATTCTTCTGCTGAAAATTTTTTGTTATAATCTAAACCTGATCTTCTTTCAGCATCTTGTGCATCAAGAATTTTTTCTAACTCAGGAGGAATATAATGTCCTTTTGCTTTTAATTGTCTTAAATAAGCTATTTCATTTTTAGGATTGTTAGGAAATCTATTGTATAAACTTTTTCTAAAAAAACCTACTTTGTTTGGTTCATAATATCCTTTTTTTTTATTGTATGTTTGAGTTTTTTGTTTAAAAACTTGTTCTTCTTGAAATTGTTTTGCTGCTTGTATTGCCGAAGCACTTGGAGCAACATTTTGATTTGTTACTTGTGTTGGAGTAAAACCTTGATTATCTGCTTGAAATTGAGTAGCTCCATGAGATACTCTATCTTCTCTACCTATAGCTTCTCTATTTTCTCTTTTTGCAGCGGGTGCATCAAAAGATTTTGTAGAAGCATCCATGCCTCCACCTCTAAAACCTTTTCTTTTAATTGCTGTTAAACCAGCCATGACTACATCCCTCTGTTATAGAGACCCATCAAACCACCGTTGGCTGCCATTGCAACTTTTTCTCTCATGTCAACATCAGCTATTCCGCCACCAGGCATTTGTTCCTGCATGTTAACATTTTCGCTCATACTCATTTGTGGAGCTTGAGATTGGATTCCTGATTGATCTTGTTGCAACTGTTGTAAAATTTGTTTCCAGATACCGCTTTCAAAAAATGCTTCAAAACTTTGAAACTGAACTTTTTGTTCTGGTTCCATTTGTGACCATATTTCTGCCGCAATTTCCATGCCTTGTTGATCTTGACCACCACTCATTCTAATATCACCCCTATTGTATTTAATGTCTGGTGCTCCAGCTTGTATTGATTCGTTCATTGAAATTTTTTCTTCCATAGTATCTCCTTTTACTTTGTTTTTCCCACTAAATCAAGAGTTGGCATAATAACTTTTACATCTTGTGCCATGTCTTCATTCTTATAACCCTTAACTTCCCAGTCTTTTCTTGTTTTAAAAACCTCTCCGGTTTCTTTATGTCTATATGTTTCCTCTACTTTTGCGTCATATACTTTCATTATGTTGTTACCTCTTTCTTAATGTTTAAATAGCTAATAGCTACATCAAATGAGTCTGTTGTGCTTGATTGTACTGTAAAGGTTTTTCCACCTTCTATTATTAACGGTTGAGTTAATAATTCTATTGTTGTGTTTGCTGTTAACTGCGCTGATTTAATAGCTGTAATACTATTGTTTGTAACAGTCACTGTAGGTGTGCCCGCAGATGTAACTAATATTGATTTAATAACTATAGTTTCATTGATTGCAGGAATACTAGCACCTAAAGGTGTAAGTGCACTACCTGTTGTGCTGTTATCTATACCTGCAAATTTATATTGGTTTACTACTGCCATTAATCTAAAAAGAAACTTCTAGCTTCTATCTCCTGTTTTAATTCTTCTTGAAACGTTGTGTTTAATTTTTCTAACACTGCATCTAAGTCTCTAACTAAAGACTGTGCTACGTCTTCTTCATACTCTGAGCTTGCTCTAGTTAACGATTGTACTATTTTAGCCATTACCTTCGTCCTCCAGCATGTATATCTAACCTAAAGGTTCCTAATTTCCAACTAGTATCTACTGCTGTGTTAGATATTGTAAGAGCTATGGCTCTTGCTCTAGCTCGTGTGTCTACTTTTGTTGTTGTAGACGATACTGTAAACGGACCTAACGATGAGCTAACTGCTGTGTCACTAGGATAATCTCTTAAATCTAATTGTATAATAGCATTTCCTTGTTGTGATATAAAGTCAGGAATAATTCTACTTACTCTCATAATGTTTTCACCATCACCTCTAAGGTCAGCCATGTTTGTAGCGGCTCCTCTTACAACTTTTTGTGTAATATCATAGTCACCAGATGTAATGTTTGCTGGAATTGCAACAGCTCCTGTTGCTGCTTCTTGTTGGTTAACCCCTGTTTCATGTTCAAAGTAAATTGTCGTACCATCTGTATTACCTTTTACATCAAATGATGCGTCATCACCGGCATTGTATTTAGTTGCATGAGGTAAACCAAATACTGCAGAGTCTTCCCAAGTTGTTCTAGGAAATAAACTATTTGCATTTGTAAACCATATAGGTCGTTTAGCAGTTGAGTCTAGATAACTATATGTAACCGCTCTGTTAACATTGTTTGATGTAGCGGTTGGATAGAACCAAGTAATTTCACCAAACAAGTTATTAATACCACAGTAAACCAATTGATTAGATGTAGTGTTGAGATCATCATAAACAAAATCTTCAACCAAACAGTCCATAGATTCTAATTTACCAGTGTATCTAAAAAAACCATTATCAGACATCCAGTACGCAGCACCGTCAACTTCAACAGCTGCATTCTGTCCTATCAATCCACAGTTAGTACCTACTTGTTCAAAAGCAAATGTAAAAGGAGTTCCAACAAATCTCATAGTAAATAAAGACGTATCAGACCAAACATAAATTGCATTTCTACCAAGTTTAGCTCCAATGATCCGTGATCCGGCGGCCAGTCTTTGTGTACCAGCACTATTTTCTGCAGTAGGTGCGTAGTCGTTAATATTTTCTTGAGAAGAAAATCTTATAAACATATCATCTTGTGTGGTTTTATCACCTATGGTTGTTTCTGTTCCAAAAAATACTAAGTGACGATCGGGAGTAGATACTAACATATCACGTGACGCTGTTGGAGCACCGGTTATAATAGTTGCTCTTGTTGCTGTTGCATTTGTCGCATCACCATCCCATTCAAAACATTCACCATTATGTATTAATGCTATAAGAGTTGATCCTAAATTATCTAATGCCCATAGACCAGGATCAATAACTTGGTCGGTGTTAGCTGCAGCTGAACCCCATCCGGTAAAACTAGATGAGTTAGTTACTGTTGCACCATTAGAATGAGTTGTTGCTGTGGTTCCTCTAGCTGCTCTTCCTATGCCTGTTAATTTATTTCCAGAAATTCCTGTGTAAGATATTTCTTCTGCTCCTATTGTAACATGGTTTGTACCTGTAGATGGAAAACCTGTTGCATTTGTTAACGTAATTTCTGTAGCAGAACCATTGTTTCCGCCTGACGTAGCACTAATGGCTCCGTTTAAAGTATTTTTTAATGCTCCTAATATATTACCACCCCACAATGCAATACCCCAACCAAACGCACCAAGTTGTTCTGGTGGTCCGACGTGATAGTATTGAAAAAATTTAACACTTCCAGATGTAGTGGCACCTGATCCTGTTTCATTATTATCCATTGTAATAGTAATAGTCGTGTCTGTTGGAACACTAGTTACCATATATTTTATGTTATCAAAATCTGCTGCTGTATAATTAGAATTAGTAGCTGCAGAAAAATTACTAAATAATATAATGTCTCCTGCTTTAAAACTATGTGTAGTTGGAAAAGTTATTGTAACTTCTTTTTGTCCGTTAGTTGTAGTAAAACAATTTGATAAAGTTGTACCTGATGGATTAACTAATGGGTGTATATCATAATATACTCCACCAGAATATACATATAAAATTCTGTTAGTTCCTATAATTGAAAATTTTGTAGAGTCTTTATTAACAAAATGATGCAAACCTCTTGTGGCACCTGTTAATTTATCTTGTCCTAATTGGTTCCAGCCACCTATCTTTTCAGGTGTACCATATCTAAAACGAACATTTTCTCCATCAGTCCATTGAGACTCTGCACCTGTAGATGTAACTTGTTTGTTGAATCCGGGTAAAAAACCTAGTTTTTGTAGCATATAAAATCCTGTTTATTAGGTATTATAGCAGATTGTAAGTGATTTCAATATGTTTAAAGCAGAGGGAATCAGTGGTGGATCATCCCCCTGCAAG